GATGCTACAGAAACCAATATCGATGAAACGGCTAGGGCCGAATCTACCGGCCTAATTCCACCGCCTGAGGCTAGGCGTAATGCTGCAATCGGGTTACGCAGAAAGCGTAATGCACCTGCCCCTGAGCGCTGGCAACCCTCTATTCCTGATTCAATTCTGGTACGGAAAATAGCAGGCGGTGAACCTCTATCCCAGCTGGATTTGCGTATGGTAGAGGCTTACTTTGCGGGCGCTGGAAATGTTACCCATTCCCCAGACTGGGATAGCCAAGGGCCTAACTGGCAGGAATTCCACTGTTTCGGCGGAATGCAAATGGCGGAGTGGTTAGATACCGCTCTGGCAGAACCTTCCCAGAATAGTGATATTGTAACGGACCTTGTAACCGACCCTACAGAGGAACCAACTACCAGAGCGGTACGGTATGACCATATTGATTTCACTCCCCCTAAGGGAGTGCAGGAAGCCGCAAAAAGGGGGCTAGAAGTACGTGCAAGCAAACCCCCTAGCCAGAGGGGCGGAACGGCTATCGGAGTGGCCAGAGCACGTGATTTAAGCAACGGTAAGCGTATATCCCCAGAGACTGCTAGACGGATGAAAGCCTACTTCGATAGGCACGAAATCGATAAGCAGGGTTCTACCTGGGATGAACAGGGTAAGGGCTGGCAAGCATGGATGCTCTGGGGAGGTGATGCGGGGCAGGCATGGTCAGGCAAGCTGGTTAACCAAATGAATGCGGCCGATGAAAATAGTACTACCCGCGCAACCCCTCACAATTCTGGATGCGCTTGTGGTAATTGTGTCACTACCCGCGCCAGAACGATGTTCGATGTTGAAACACGTACTGGAACATTTAAGACGTGGCGAAACCTTACCCCTGTAGAGCAAACAGTAGCGTTCGACCGTATCGGTACAGAAAAGACGATAGCGGTAGAGCGTATGACTAAGGCATTAGAGGCAGAGCAAAAGGCACACCGTGCCCAGTGGACGAATAGTGCTACGCCTTTAATTAATATGCGAGACGTTGCAGGTATCGCTAATTTATCCATCGATTATACCGAACGATATAGGCAGGCAATTCTACCCGCCCTGCGTTCACTCTCTGATTTTAGTAATCAGGATATGTTAGACGAAATTGCAGCCCAGATAGGTAGTAATACCTGGGTTGCTACCAGTGACAAAATCACGGGTTCTGCGTCTCAGGTGGAAGCGGCCGCTATGCTAGCTTCCAGAGCCGTCAACGATAGGGTCAATGAACAGCTAAGGGGGGCAGCCCTGCAAGCTGCTAATGGGGCAAAATTGAGCGTTCTAGCGGCTGCTACGCTCTCAGTCGGTAACACTGGCAGTGGACTGTTAGAGCAGGCAGCCTCTACCACCGTTAACGAAACCAGAGCGGTTACAGCCTCAGAGCAGGGACCGAAAATTGAGAAAGCGGTTTATTCAGCCGTAATGGACCGTCTAACTTGTATCGTATGCGCTAAGGCAGACGGTACCGAGGTCGATTATGGTTCTGAAAAATACCGACAAATGACTCCCCCTAACCCCCGTTGCAAATCGGTTACTAATTCCGGTGGTCTCAGAAACCTATGCCAGTGTATCTGGGTTTATGAATATGCAGGAATTGGTATCGGTCCCGGACCTATCAACGCTACCTCAGGTGGTGGTTTAGTGGTCAGGCAAGCTAGCCAGAAAAGGGCAACGCTTAACCTTGTGGTAGGTTTACCAGGGGCAGGTAAATCAACGTGGGCTAAATCCCAGTCTGGTACGGTTATCGATAGGGACGAATATGTTTTAGACGGTAACGCAGAATATGACTATTCC